ATCTTTTGTATAATGCACTTACTAAATTTTCATTTAGAACACTCCGTCGTAGTTCAAAGAAGTTACGCGACAGGGGTTTATTAAAACTTCTACCTCAAGTCGGTGTGGATTCACCGCGATATTATAAGTATCAAACTTATAATATGTTAATTGTCATGGCCAAAAATTTAGATGTGGTCGACGAACTAAACTCTCGTTATATGTTCGAGGCTCAATCTTTTGTTGATGTCCATGATAGTTTATTGCCATCTAGTCTAATAGCTAAGGAACTTAAATTATATTCTTCTGAATTGATGCGAATACCCTTAGATCCCCCTTTGACTATAAATGGTGATGTTTTTAGTCCTCAATCAGATGTTGAAGAAGATCAATTTCCAGAATCTACATCTATGAAGACTAAGGATGATTTTTGTGCAACTTGGAATTTACGACCATTTGATGGTGAACATTTCAAGGGATACAAAAATTGTCATTGGGTAGCATGTGAACTAACAGTTGGTGCTGAGCTAACTCGTTTTGCTTTGTCTAAGTATAGACATATTATTAGTGATTTAAGGCGTATTAATATTATACCTATAGCTAGTAATATAGTCTCTTATAATGATAGAGTTTATGCTACCCTTCTTGTACCTCAATCTTTTTGTACGCGATTTGAACCGCATTCTGGTATGGAAGTTACTAACAACACACCACATAGTGCGGCTGTAATGGCACCACAACAAGATAATGAGATGCGTCAACAACAAATGACCTTTAGTGATCAGGATACTGGTTACACGTATAAGATAGATGATTTTGTTGATGATGTGCGTAAATCTAGGGATGAACGCATAGCATCATATAAAGATTTTCTTAAACGTCCAATTAAGCTTAATTCTTATAAATGGCAAGTTGGAGGGGATTTTGATGTTGATATAAATGCTTGGGATGATTATTTTGGTAACAATACACGTATAAATAATAGGATTTCGTTCTTTAATATTTTACGTGGTAAAATGTGTGTCAAATTCGTTGTATCTGGAACAGGTTTTCATTATGGGCGTATATTAATATCATATATGCCTTTACATCGTTTTGATGATTTATCTGGATTTTCCAGTTTAGATGCAGCTAATTTGGTCCAACAATCACAATTGCCTCATATATTTATCAACCCAACAACTCAGCAAGGTGGTCAGTTATGTTTACCATTCTTCTATCATGAAGATTATGTATCTGTCACATCAAGAGATTGGTTGGAATTAGGTAATCTTCAGTGTAGATCCTTGACACCACTTCGTCATGCCAATGGCGGTACGGATGATGTAACAGTCACTGTGTTCGCATGGATGGAAGATGTCGAAGTATCTATCCCCACATCTGTAGAAGCAGCTAATTTGCAACCACAATCAGGCTTTGAACCTCAGAGTGGCGATGAGATTGATGAAGCTAACATGAAAGGCGTGATTTCTGGTCCCGCGACTAAAATAGCGGGTATTGCCGGTATGTTATCGAGTGTTCCAGTGATTGGTCCTTATGCTAGTGCAACATCAAAAGTTGCTGCAGGAACTGCTATGATAGCTAAAGCTATTGGTCTTAGTCGTCCTAATATCACTAAGGCACCAGATCCATTTAAACCTGAAGCTACATCGTCTCTTGCTGTTACAAATGTTCCAGATCGTTCAGCCAAATTAACTTTAGATGAAAAACAAGAGCTTTCTATTGATCCTAGAATTTCTGGTTTGGGTCCTAGTGATCCATTGCAGATCTCTAGTATCGCTCAAATAGAAAGTTATTATACTAAGTTTACATGGGCCAGAACTAATGTAGTTGGTGATTTCTTGTATAACGTAAGAGTTCAACCCACTATTTGGGATGAATCCGGAGCTGGTGGTGTGCTTAAGCATTTAACTGCAGTTGGATATGCATCTTTACCATTTTTATATTGGACGGGAACTTTGAAATTTAGATTTCAAATTGTCTGTTCTGCTTATCATAAAGGTAGGTTGCGTATTGTTTATGATCCTAATTGGTTAACATTGGAATCAGGTGCTAATGGAGATGATATGATTACTAACTATTCTCATATCATTGATATTGCTAATACAACTGATTTTACTGTTACAACAACTGCATCACAACCGACATCACTAATGGGGCATCTATATCCCGGTCAAAATTCTGTTACTGAGTGCTTTTCTACTACTCAGTATGCAGCTAAAGAACGGTATATAGGTAATGGTGTTATTGGCATTTATGTTGTCAATGAACTTACCACCCCTTCTAATGCAGCTAATAATGATGTACAAGTTATGTGTTATGTTTCTGCTGGTGATGATTTCCAAGTCTTTACGCCAGATGATGCAATTAAAGATTATTCTGTTGAGAGTCTTGGTTTTGGTTTTGAGCCGCAATCAGGTGAAATGAAAGCTGATAAGATTGATGATAATGAAGTTGATATGCCATTACAGCAAATGTCTAAAGAATTGGGAGCTACTACTGTTAGTCCCAATTTAAATCAGATTTATACTGGTGAACGTGTTGTATCTTTACGATCATTACTTAAACGTTATACTAGGTATGTCGTTTTTCCGCTTGTTGAAACAGTAACTATTAATAATATATTTACTAAAACCAATATGCGTCTTCCTGCATTTCCACCATATCGTGGTGCAAATGGTGCTGCATTAGCTAATCTACCTACTACAGCTACAACAACTGATAATATAGTTAATATGACCTGGCTCCATTGGGTTACATTGGCTTTTCAGGGCCATCGTGGCTCTGTTCGATGGAAGCTTGTACCCCTTGGTCAGAATGGTGATACAGTTAGGATAAATGTTGAAAGAGGTACTTCTCGTGATAATAAGAGTAATTATATTCAACGTGTACAGGATTTTGTCGACAATGGCACTACGGCTGCTGTTGTAAACGATTATTTCGTATATAATCAAATTGCGGGGGCCTTAACACCAGAGAATTTGACGGATTTATCTGGTGGTGCGATATCTCAGGGGATTGTAAATAATGTAATGGAGGTAGAAGTACCTTACATGCATAATTTCCGTTTTCATCCTGGTAAGAGAATTACCTGGAATACCCCTGATAGAGTTCGGTATGGTTTCGACAACGTTCTTAATGTCGAAGTTACGTTTGTTAAAGTACCAAATTTAAGTAATATATTCTTGGAGGCATATATTGCGGGTGGTGAAGATTATACTACATATTTCTTCACTGGTTGTCCTCCATTAAGGTATACACCTGTGTTACCTTTGCCTATTCCCTAGATAGGCATAAATAAAATAAAATACACCTCTGTGGCCGAGGTGGGCGTCCTTTAATGGGCGACCGGGTCTTAGCCGAATGAAGTTTTGATAACTTGAATATTTTTCATTCGGCCTAGGCCGAGGAATTTTTAAATTCAAAGGAGTCACAACTTTTATAGCTGGACCCAGAGGCTTTAGTGATAAAGTCCTATAACGCATGTTCAATCGGAGTTGCGTTACAGTGGGTCATCTCTCCAAAAAA